AAAGCTAATGGTGTTCCTGTAAGCCCTCAAGGAGGCACACGTACTACACAAGAGCAAGCTAATCAATTAGCACAATGGTACGCTAATGGAATGAAGGGTACTCGTCCTGCTGAACCTACTACAGGTAAACATGAAAAAGGCAATGCTATTGATGTTCCTGTAAAAGGACAAACTCCTGAAGTACTTGATAAACTAAAAGCTGCTGGCTTTAAACAAACTATTAAAGACGAGCCTTGGCACTGGGAAAGAGAAGAGCCTAAAGCTGCTCCTGCTCCTACAGAAGCTGATAAGAAAGCTGCTGTACAGGTTTCTTTACCTACCGCAGATAATCCTACAGGTGCTCCTCCAGCACCGGGAGAAACTAAACCTATTAGTCGTAAAAGTGCAGGAAAATCTTCTGCAATTAATGAACGTCTTGCTTGGGGTATCAACGAAGCTTCTTTACAAGCCGGTGCTGATATTACAAACATTGCTAAGTTACCTGTTGGTTCTGAATTAGGTGCTTTAGCTGGTATGGCAGGAAAGAGTGGAGCAGGCTTTACAAGTTCTTTAGCTAATGCTACTGCACGTAAACTAACTACAAACGAACAACGTGTATTCCAAACTTATGTAGCAGGCTTTGAAGCTAACATCAGTAGAGCACTTGGTGGTGGTTATGCACAAAGTAGTACTAAGCAAATCATGGACCAATACAAAGAACAGATTGCTAAAGAAGGCGATGACCCTATTGTTATGGCTGCTTTCTTGGCTCGTTCCAAACAAGAACTTACATTGTTGAACAAAGCATTTAAAGCCCATCCGGGTGCCAATGCTAAAGAGATTGAACAAAATGATGCAATGCTTGCTGAGTTAAACAAGTTTGTAACATGGTCTGTAGACGACGTTACTAAAGCTTTGAATGCAACAGGTAAACAATCTCTTGCTCAAGCAGGACAAAAAATAACAAGTACTGGTAAACCTTCTTCAGCAGCCGCTGCAGAAGCTGAAAAAGCAGGATTCTAATAATGGCGTATGCTAATCTTTCTGAAGCATTAAAAAGCAGTGCTTTTGAGACATTGTCTCCAGAAGCTAAGCAACACGTGTTTGATAAATATTCTGCTAATGATGAAGCTTATAAATCTTTATCTCCAGAAGCTCAAACTCATGTTAAAGAAAAGTATTTAGGAAAAGCAGAAGCACCTAAAGCTCCTGAAAAGGGAATGATTGATAAAGGTACTGAAGCTGTGTTTGGCGAAGGCCCTGCAGCTTCTATGCCAGTTACAGAACGTATTAAACGTGTTGCAGAAGCCGGTGTAACAGGTATGGGTGTTGGCGGTGCTATTGGAGGCGGTGTCGGTGCTTTAGCTGGCGGTGTAGGTGCTGTTCCCGGAGCAGCTACTGGAGCCGTTGTTGGCGGTGTTGGCGGTGCTTTAGGAGAAATAGCCGAACAAGCTACTTCAGCTTTAGGAGGAGGTCGTCTTCTTCAAGTTGTGTCAGGTTTGACAGCAAGTGCTCCTGCAGAAGCTTTCTCTAAATCTATTCCAGCTATCATGAAAAACTTAGCTCCTTCTAAGGTTAAGTATTTCTTAAGTGGCATGGAAAGCCCAGAAACTGCTGCTAAAAAAGCTGCTACATTAGCTGCCGGGCAAGAAAAACAATTTGGTCCTAAAACTCCCGGTTATGTTGCTGGACAAGACTTAGGTACAAACGCAGCGGAGACTCAAGCACGTTTACAAAAAGAATACAAGTTTGGAGAGCCTCGTGCTTATGCTCCATCAGGAGTTACTACAGAAGAAGCTGTAGCACCTAGCACAGCTTTGTCTACAGGTAAAGAAGATTTTACTGTACCTGCTGCTCCTAGACGTGCTCAAGGCTACACTGAAAAGCTTGAACCTGTTGGTATAAGAGAAGCTAAGGTCGACCCTAAGACAGGACAGCCTCAAAAAGTTTCTGAAGTTCTTCGTAATGAAATGTATCAAGAAGTGGGTAACGTTACTGTTAAAAATCCTTCTGAAAGATTCTCTGCAAGTCCTGAATTTAAAACATTATCTTCTAAATTAGATAGTTTAAAAGAACAAGGTGTAATTACTAAAGCTGATAAAGACCATCTTATTAATATTTTAAAGTCTGACCAAGGCACTTTAGATTCCAAACAAAACTACGGTAGAACTGTAGACAGATTAATTCGTAGCTATGCTGGTAAACCTAATCAAACTGGTCAAGGTGCTTTAAGCAACGAAGCTAAGAACGCTGTTCGTAACGAACTGAGAGATACTTTCTCTAACTGGACAGAAAAGCGTGGCTTTGGTAAAATAGAAAAAGATTACCGTTCTGCTTTTACTCAGGAAAAGATTGCTGAAGCTAAAGATTATATTCCACGTATGTTGTCTGAATATGATGGTAAGCCTGAAGCAACTCAGTTTGCTCGTCAGATGGTTAATGAACTTCCTGAAGCTAAAGAATTAATTAAAAAAGATTTGAAGACTTATTTTGCTAATCTTGACCCTAAAGATATACCTTCTAATTTAAAACGTATTGACAAGTTATTAGTAAATACTGAAATATTTAAACCTGAAGAATTGTCTTATTTACGTCAACAAGTTGCTGATGTAGAAAAAGGCGGAGACCCTGAAGCTATTGGTAAAAGACTTAAACGTGTTATTGAAAAACAATTAAAAGTTAAGTTACCTACACAAGCAGTACGTTCTGCTATAATGGGACAAACAACAGATAATCAAAACCAATGAAAATATTAATTATTGACCCTTCAGGCTGTGGTTGTGGATTGTCCTTTGGACTCCGTAGTCAAGACGCAGGACATGAAGTTAAGATGTTTATTCGTCATAACAAAGATGGCTCACGTGCTGAAGTAGGTGATGGCGGTCTAATCAAGCGAGTTACTTCGTGGGAAGACCACATGAACTGGGCTGACCTAATATTCGTTACAGACAACATCTATTATATCCATGGTTTAGAGCGTTATCGTGACCAAGGTTATCCCATTTTTGGTGCAAACCTTGAAGGAACTCGTTGGGAACAAGAACGTGACTACGGTGAGAAGATTCTCAACAAAGCAGGTATTGAGACTATCCCTAGTCAAACCTTTGACAACTATGACGATGCTATCGCCTATGTTAAAGAGAACCCACGCCGCTTTGTATCTAAGCCTATTGGTGACGGTGACAAGACTTTGTCCTATGTAGCTAAGTCTGCTGCTGACATGCTCTACATGTTAACTCGCTGGAAGAAAAAGAACTCCTTTAAAGGTAAGTTTATTCTACAAGAGTTCCGTCCCGGTATCGAGTTTGGTGTTGGTGGTTGGTTCGGTGCTTGTGGCTTTGCTAAGTACTTCTGTGAGTCTTGGGAACACAAGAAACTTATGGACGGTGAACTAGGTGTAACTACTGGTGAGCAAGGTACTATTGTTCGCTACACTAAGAATTCTAAATTAGCTGATGAGATGTTAAAGCCATTAGAAGGTATGCTTCATGGTATCGGATACACAGGCTACATCGACGTTAACTGCATCATTGACAAGAATGGTAAGGCATGGCCTTTGGAGTTCACAACTCGTCCGGGCTGGCCTCTATTTAACATTCAGATGTCTTTGCACAAAGGCGACCCTGCTCAGTGGATGCTGGACATGATTGACGGTAAAGATACATTTAAAGCTTCTGAGAAGATTGCTTGTGGTGTTGTCGTAACAATTCCTGATTATCCTTATAGTCGTATGACTAAGAAGGAAAACTCTGGTTATCCTATCTGGGGCTTAACCATGGAAGATGCAGTCAATGATGTGCATCTCTGTGAAGTCCAGTGGGGTAAAGGTCCTGCAATGGAAGATGGTGAACTGAAAGAGAATGTTCCTATGTTCGTTACTGCAGGTGATTATGTATGTACTGTTGTTGGTCTAGGAGACTCTATTGAAAAAGCTCGTGATTCAGTTTATGGAAAAATTAAACGCAAGATTGAAATTCCTAATAGCATTGCCTATCGTACAGACATTGGTGAAAAAGTTCAACGCTGTCTTGACGACTTGCAAGGATGTGGTTACGCTACTGAAGTAGAGGATGGTCGTTAATGGCTAATCAGTTACCTCCAATACCCCAAGACCAGATTGGTGAGAATCATCCTTGGCGTGATTGGTTTCGTAATTTAGGTAACTACATCCAAGCTGCTCAAGGTGGTGGTGTTGTATGGACTATTGCCCAAGGCGGTACTGGTTCGTCTACTGCTGTCGGTGCTAGGTTTAATCTTGGTATCGGTACTATGGGTGTACAGAACAGCGACAACGTAGCTATTACTGGCGGTACTATATCTGGAGTTGCTTTATCAGGATATGTACCTACATCAAGAACAATTACTGCAGGTACTGGTTTAAGTGGAGGTGGTGACTTATCTGCTAATAGAACACTATCTATTGCTAATACTGGAGTTACTGCTTCTACTTACGGCTCAGCTAGTTCTGTGCCAGTCATAGCAGTAAATTCTCAAGGACAAGCTACTTCAGTTACTAACACACCTATATCAATTACTAACGCCAACATTACTGGCGGACTATCAGTAACAATTACTACTGCTAAGTTAACTCTAACAGGTACTAACGGTAGTATGACTTTTACTAACGGTATTTTAACTGCACAAACGCAAGCAACTTAAGGAAATATTATGCCTCTTAAATCAGGTTCATCTAAAAAAACTATATCTAAAAATATCTCCACTGAGATGAAGAGTGGACGTCCTCAAAAACAAGCAGTAGCGATTGCATTGAGCAAAGCTGGTAAAGCTAAGCCAAAGGGCAAAGTCTCTACTAAGAAGAAAATGAAATGATGAATTATGCCCGACAACTTTGGTATCAACGAGGGAGTGAAAGCTCTCAGCGGTAGTCTAGATTCAGCCAGAGAGAGCAGCAAACAGTTAACCAAGAGTATTGAGGGCATCCAAAAAGATGCTGTAGATGTAGCAAAACAAAGAGCAGAAGAAAAACGCAAAGCTCTTGTTGTGCAGCCTGACCACACTGTGATGAAGGCTTACAAAGAATTTCAATTACTCGAAGAAGTAAAGAAGTTAGAACTAAAAATGAAAGCTGAGGTCATCAACAAGTATGGACCTAAAGCATGGGACGACATTCAAGCTATTAAAGCTAGAATGCTCAAAGAAGAAGAAAAAATCAAAGAAGAATATGGGCATGATTTAAAAGAAGTAAAACGTGTACAACTGTACTGTTTTATTGTTGCTGCTTTCATAGCCTACTATTTAACATGGGGATATAAATAATGTGGGACACACTAAAACAACTTGTAACCGGTAAAGACAATCAGACTCACGACATCGTTCGTTGGGCTGCTTTGCTAGGTGTCTTACAAGCTTTAGGCTTAACTATCTATGACGTAGTAGGTAACAACATTCACTTTGACTTGCAGAACTTTGGTATTGGTATGGGTGCTTTGTTGGGTGCTACAGGTGCTGCTCTTGGCATGAAAAAAGATACTGAACCGTCGGGGCAATAATGTTTCCATTTACTTATGTCAAAATTATTATTGTTATTGCTGTACTTTCTTTTGCATCTTTTAGTGGCTGGTATGTGGAGCATCTACGATTTGTTAACTATCAGACACAGGTTGAAGCACTCGGAAAGCAAGCGGAAATCAAGAATGAATCAATCAAAAAACAAAATGAATTAGTAACGGAGAATGTTAAAAATGATTACAAGAATAAGCTTGATGCTGTTCACAATTACTATGCTGGGATGCACGTCAACCCCAGTATCGGTGCAGTGTCCAGTGTTTCCAACTCCTCCACAGGAACTGATGCAGCCCCCAGCTACAACGTACTTGCTGAACAATGCACTGGCACAACCCTCCAAGCCGTCGAACTAATCGACTGGATTAATAAACAACTACAAATCAAATGAACAATAAAGAACACATTCTCGTTATTGCTACATGGTCTTTAGTCTGTGTAGTAGCTGCTATGCTTCTCATGTTTGCTTATGCTGTTATTGACCCTAACGTTGATGACACTGTAGTATTTCAAATTATTGGACCAGCTTTCCAGACAGTGGTTGGGGGCTTTATAGGTCTCATCACAGGCATCAAAATAGGACAAGACAATGAATGAATCTCAACTAACAGCTTTAGGTATTGATGTTAAATGGCTAGAGCCTTTGAACAAAACTTTTGATGAATTCCATATTGACAATCCTAAACGTCAAGCTGCCTTCATAGGGCAGTGTGCTCATGAGTCTGGTAACTTTAAGTTGCTACAAGAGAATCTAAACTACAGTGCTAAAGCTTTGCAGGCTACATGGCCTAGCAGATTTACTTCAGAAAAAGCTGCAGAGTGTGAACGTAAACCTGAGTTGATTGCTAACGTCGTTTATGGTGGACGTATGGGAAACACAGAACCCGGAGATGGCTGGAAATACCATGGTCGTGGTTTGATTCAGTTGACTGGTAAGGATAACTATGTACATTTTAATAGGGATACTGGTGTGGATTGTGTCAATAATCCTGATTTACTATGCAATCCAGAATTCGCAGCCTTAAGTGCTGGATGGTTTTGGTCCACTCATGGGCTAAATCAAATTGCTGATACAAGTGACTGGGTGGCAATTACTAAAAAGATTAATGGCGGTACATTAGGATTAGATGACCGAGTAGCTAAGACTAATAAAGCTTTGGAAGTCTTAACGAGTTAAGCCGACACGAGGGTATCAAGAACTTGGTGATTTTTCGGCTTTCTAGCCAAGGTGCAACGAACTGGCAGGCGTGGCTTGTGTCCCCTCACTAATAAAAAAGGGACTCCGAAGAGTCCCTGTCAAGTACAACTACCGAGAAACTATTGTTGCTCTGAGAAGTTCTCAGGATTACCTTCAGGCTGTAGCTCTCTAAACATTGCTACAGTCTGTAGTTCTAACATCTTGTCATTAATAGGGCGTAGCATCTTTGCTATGTCTTTCCATAACACTACAAACTGCACTGGGTCCATAGACTCAAAGTCTGCAGCAGCTTCCATGCACCGCTTCATAATCAACGGCTGAACTTCATCAGCCATGTTGAGTACTTCATTTAAGCGTCGCATTCCTAACATAAAATCTTGTTTATCTATCATTTTTTATCCTATCTAAAATATCTAACTTCTGTTTGTTGGACATAACATACCATTTAGAAATATCCTGCCGGGTTCGTTTGCATCCTTTACATACGTCTTGTATGTCGAGGGTACAGATACCGTTGCAGGGAGACTTGACTTCCATCTCCATGCAAGATTCCAATTCCACAGATTTAATGGTGGACAATCCCATGGACTTACTTTACAGGACATGCACCACCAGCACACTCTAAATCACCTTCAAAGGAAGCATCTTCCACTCTGGTAATTAATGTTGTACTAGCAACTAAAGCATCATAAACTTCTTTGGTAATCTCTTCTAATGGAGCTTGCTGGAAGCCATGCTCATTATGAAGCAAGAACGAAAGTGACTTGTGATTGTTCTTGTAGTTCTTTGCCAAGTACTTCTTAATCTCAGGCAATTCTTCCTTACGGTAATACACAGTACAGCTAACGCTATTGTCTGACCAGTTCTCTTGCAACCATTTAACTACTTCTAGTTGGTCGATAGCGGTCATCTCAGCAGCAATCTTTGTGCCTTCAGGGTAAGCAAATGGGAAAGATACTACCATTGTGCTGTGGTCATCAGTACCATCAAAGTTACGCTGATACTCTACAGGGTATCCATGCTCACGACATACTTGTACTAAACTGTGGTCTGCAGCGATACGAATACGACGAATCATATAGTGACTATAAGCTGGATGACAACCTGAAGTAACTCCCGGTAACAAGGACAAAGTGCCTGAAGGCTTAACAGTAGTTAGCTTAATAGATTCAGGGAAATTATGCTGAGCAGAATACTCTTTATCGAACTTACGCAACTCTTCATAGGCTTCTTTTAACCAGCTACGTTGCTCATCAGAAGCTTGTAGTACACCAGTAACCCCAATACCCATACGCATGTTCTTGTGAACGATATCGGCTGTCTCTTGCAGATGGCAAGGCAAAGACAAGCTATGCTTATTAATACGATATAGTAGTTTGCAGATGTCAATAAATTCTTCCTTAGAAGTTACGTTAGATAAATAAACTTCAGCTAAGCAACAGGTTTCATAAGGAGCCAAAGATTGTTCAGCACAAGGATTATAGCCCATAACGTCTGGGTCAGGATAGTTAGTATCACCAAGCCTACCGACCTTTCGAGAAAGACGCAAATTGATAAGACCGTACGGCTCACCTTTGCCTTCGTAGCCGTCCCAGAAGTATTCATGCAAATCTTTAATATCGTTACAAACAACGCTATTGTTAGACATAGCTCGCCAAGAAGGAATATTTCCCATATCCCAGCGTTTTGCAAGTAGATACTCAACATCGTCTGCGTCTCCAATAGCAATTTGTGCTGAGCGACGTACGTTACCTGCTACGACGATTGCACCAATAATGTTCATAATGTCTAAGCAGTCAATAGGACGTAGTTTCTTTCCTGCACGTTTTTCAAGGATAGAACTTACCTTAGCAATACCGTCGCACAAGTCTTCAGGACCTGATGCAGTGCCTCCAAATCCTTTGATGGCAGCACCACGACCACGCACCAATACAGTGCTATAAGTAAAAGTAGGCTTTTTATCACTTAAGAACGCTGCTTTGAGCGTTTTGCCAAGGAGACTGACCCAGCCTTCCCTCGAATCAGGAACAATAAAATCTGCATCATTGCTATCCAAACGAGTAGGGGCGGTAAAATTAGGATTGACTTCAGGAAGTTTATCAACGTTTTTCCTTTGAATGTTATAACCAACGCCTGAACCTAACATGAGTAAGTCCATAGCCCAAGTGAAAGGACGTACAGGGTCATCGATAACAGTGAACGCACAGTTCTGTAATGAAGCAAGACCTAACTTGCCTACAGTGTCTGTACCCATCTGCCATAAGAAGCGACCTGCTACAGTACCTTTTAATTCCATTAAATACTTACGAAGACGCTCTTGTTCTTCTGCTGTAAAGCCACAACCTAACTGGTCATTTGCTGCTTTGATTACTCGCTCAACAGTTTGAGGAAACTCTTCTGTTTTGCTGGTGGTGTCTGCCTCGTCTAAGCGACGTGCATAAGTTCTTTTGTAGGTAATATATCCTACAGTGCTAAACGGTGTGTTGTACATTCTAATCCTTAGTGTCGTGTGTTTTTCTTGTATTTTTCTGTCATCATTGCATCTGCCATTTTATAGCAAAACTCTGCCATAAATTGACAATACTCATCATCGTCGCTAGTCGGCACACCTGCTGCTGAAATTGCACCGGAGAGTACTGAAGTGGCAAAGAAATCTCTTAAGCCCGGTATCTCATCTTTAATCGGTGGACCCATATCATGCAATGGTTTTTTAGTTGTCATCGTCGTCCTTTAGTAGTTGTTCAAGTACATCTGCTTTATCTTCTATTACATCTAGAAATCTTTCACAAATATCCTCAGTAGTTAAACCAAGAATATCTGTCACATCCATCTCATCTAATTGCTTGAGACGATATATTATATCATTTAGAGTCAAGCTCATCTATCATCCTTTGGATATACCATACTGCTTTTTTTAAATCTTCTGCACCATTCTTGTGCTTCCAACGCCACAGATATTTAATAGCGTTGCCGGTACACATTGCTTGCATACCATCTAAATCTTTTACTACTTCCGCAATAGCTTTAATACATTCAATGTTGCCTTGAGTGTAATGAGCAGGAGAGTTTACCATGTCCTTAGTAGCTCCCGGAGGATAATAAGAATCACTAGGACCTGCTCCAGTTCTTGTTAGCATACACTGTGGACACAAAGTATGGTAATCAATGTTATGAATTCTACACCGCATGTTTCACCTCTACCGACCCTTTAATTGCTTTTGTACCTTGAGACCAGCTTCCGCAATCCCTGCACTGATACCGTTGATAAGTTCCAGTAGACGAGACAGCAGTTCCACGCTTTTGTAATCTATGCCCAGCACAGGTGGGGCACACAGTACTATCGGCATAAAGATTATGATTAGGATGAGATTTGACCCATGGAAGAAGACGGCGATACAAAGATTCAAGCAAAACGACATCTTGAATGTTATACGATTCCATACGTTTCCAAGCATCTTTATCTCCATTCATACACTTAACCCAAAGGTCGTGTCCTTCATGTTCTTGTTTGCTACCGAGACCTAATCGCTGAGCAACGTAGTCCAGTTTGTTGCTAGGAAAACGAAACTGGCTGCGAGCAACACGTAATAAATCAATCTGTTTATAAGGCGATGGTGGAGCATAATTATGTAGTAAGAATTCCTTGTTAAGAGTAGGAATGTCAAACTTAGTACCATTATAATGAATGACGGCGTCTGCATCATCGAGGAGGTCATAGATTCCCTTCAGCATCTTTTTAGGTTTTGATTTATGAACAGAATCAAATATGATTTCATCTTCTCCGAGCCACTTAGCAGCCCAGCATAATACATAAGAAGATTCCATTAATTGATTGATTCCAACGTTCTGTTGCCATAGACCCCAAACGTGTGCTACGTTCGGAGAAGACTCAATATCAAGTAATAGAATTTTCATTTAGTCTTGCCTTTTTTCTTTACAGGAAATTCAGGTAAACCTTTTTCTGCCCAAAACTTCTCAGCATCTTCTTTGTCAGCCTTTTTAGTTAAACCATCTAACATCTGCTGACGTAATTCTTTCATTTCTTTAGTAGCGTATTCGTTAAGCTGAAACACTTGTAAATAAGTATCAAACAAAACTTCGCAATGTAAATCAATATTATTTTTTACTGCTTCTAAATGATTCCACACTTGGTCTTCAGACATGACTTCAGGATGGTCCATCATACGCCAAATTACTTTATCAAGATGGTCTTTAATAGCCCAGACATTCATAATGTCATTCTCTAAATCAAATTTGTTTTTCATTTGCTTTCCTCACTAGGTCAATAAAGTGTTCTAAATCTACTATTGCTAACGGCTTACTTCTGTTTTGCTTGATTACTACTAAAGGCTCTGCACTACCATGAGTCTGTGCTTGCTCGTAAAACTTATAGACTGCTATCTTTGCTAGGTTCTTACATTCTATTCCATAAGGAAAGCTTTTTAAACCAGCTTCTGATAGCTGCACGTCCTCTCCTTGTGCTCCCATTGAGGTTGACCTTACGTCCCTTTCCCCCAAGTTCGGAAAGTTTTTTAAGATGCTCTTTGTCACCAACTGCTGCAACAGTCGGCCTTTTTGTTTTGCTGAACTGGTCTTCATGTAACCAGCCTATCGGAACAGGTTCGACAGGGGTGTCAGGATTGACGACACCTTCAAAGACATTCCATAAAGATTCCTTTTTAGCGAAGGTTGTAAACAATCCAGTCTCTCTTCCATGGGCTTCGATTTCCCAAGGCAGTTCGTAATAGTCCACTGCATCACTGTCGAAGGGTTGACCTTGCCATTCCGTTTGCTCCTCATTTAACTCTCCATATACATAATGCTTTACATGCACAAACTCGTGTGCAAGTGTTTTTAAAATCTGTTTACCTGAAATGTAGGGATGTAATTCAATTAAAAATTCCCTTGCTTGTCCTCGTGTATTTCTTTTCTCGACGCCAGTGTATCCATAAGCATCCAAATGCTTATTAAACTTAACAGTGACCACAAGATGTCTGAGGAGTTGTTTAGGGAATAACTGCTCAGCATAAAATTGAGAAGCTCGTTGAACATATTCATTGAACCTTTCGTCTGGATGTCCGTGGTTATTTAGAAGTACAATCATCTTGGGGGCTCCCACATTTCATTTGGTGTCCGTCGCAGGTGGAGCAGTCTACAGTTTTCGATGACTCGCTCTTCACAGCCGCCGTACGCTTCGACACAAGCAAGATACATTTCTGCTGCACTTTCACATCCTGCGAGCCTTTGCTTAGCCTTAACAGGGCCGACACCCTTGAGGCCAATAATGTTGTCAACTCTGTCACCTGTAAGTACCTGTATATAAAAGTTAAATAATGCTTCTTCTTCTGTTATGACTGTCATTTCTTTCTTGACAAAGTTCCAATGCTGACCACGAAGTTGCATGAAGTCTTTATCAATACTTGCTATAACGCTCTCATAGTCTCTTGCTACGTGCTCTATCGCAATCTCATCATCTGCTTCTTGCCCTTCGGAGACTTTGAAGTCCCATGCGGAGATAAGATAGTCTCGAATAAATTGGAGATGCTTAGGCTTAGGTGCTGTGCGATTTCCTTTATACGGAGCAGTGACTGCGATGTCATTTCTAAAATTATCTTTACCAGTTAAGTAGCCTTGGTAGGACTCAGTTTGCAAGTCCTCCCAAAGCATTGTCTCAATGAAAGTGGCAACTCGAGAGACAACAATCTTCTCGTTTTCCTCTTCAGTAGAAAACCCGATACGATACCCGATTATGTCACCATCAATGAGAATGTGCATTACAGAACGTCGTCCAACTCTTCGACGTTAGCACCTTTGTATTCAATCAGATTAGTGATTGTCAACTTTTTCAAAGATGGGCTAACACCTTTTTTGCCACGATAGTTCCATTCATAAGAAGATACGATTGCTGTACATTTACTACCGTTAGCAATCTTCTTATCTGCAGAGATTAGTTCGCCTTCAGGAGTGAAAGCATCAATCTTGTAGTTACTTTTACAAGTGATGTAATTACCCTCAGCTTCACGCTTTTCAGCGTTGCTACGAACTGTAATACCTAGCTCTTCTAATGCTGCTTTTGCTTTATCTGATAGGTTAGACAAGTTG